CATTGTGACCTTGCCGTCCGCCATACGCTTTCGCTGTCCCCACGTTACATTCTCAGAAATAGATCGTGATTCTTCCTGTGCCAATGAACTCATAATCGTAATAAACAATTCGCCCTTAGAATCGAGGGTGTAGATATTCTCTTTCTCGAAGTAGACCTCCACGCCTTTTTCTTTCAGCTTTCTGACGGTCGTCAGGCTGTCCACAGTGTTTCGGGCGAAACGGGATACTGATTTCGTAACGATCAAATCTATCTTACCGTCTAAAGCATCTGCGATCATTCGATTAAAACCGTCCCTGTGCTTCGTATTGGTCGCCGAGATTCCCTGATCCGTATATACGCCTGCAAACTCCCAGTCTGCACGCTTTTGAATGTATTCTGTGTAGTAGGAAACTTGTGCTTCATAGGAGGTCTGCTGTTCTTCGGAATCGGTTGAAACTCGTGCGTATCCAGCAACCTTGCGTTTTTTCGGTTGATCTAAGGGCGTGAATGTTGCACGGTTCAGCTTTGCTGGAATGATTGTTACTTGTTTGCTCACTTCTTCCTTCTCCTTTCTCTCGCTGCCGCGCCCTTCTTGCCGCACGCTGCTGCCTGGGAGCGTTTCTCCGCCGTCCACGCTTCTGATCTTGAATGATCTTCCCAGTAGACTGACTGCTCGTGACCGTCTTTGAAAAGAAAAGTCAACACATTTGCTTTCGGTACGAGAATATCTTCAATCTCAGCTCTGAATACTTCAGCATCAAATTCGGGAAGTTCTAAAACCTCACAGCACTTATCATACAGGATATCTTCCGGTATCTGCTTAGATTCCGGACAGAATTTCTTGCCCCTTGCATTGTAAGTCCAGCATATCCAAGTGGTACGATACCTCTGAACTTTCCTGCGGTAGTACTTTCCACAGCAGCCGCAGTGAATGATACCAGAAAAGGGGTAGGTAACAGTTGTCGGATTGTCCGGTGTGAAATAGTCACGTTTCATCTTTAGAAGCTCTTGTACTTGTTGAAATGTTTCCTTGTCAATAATGGCTTCATGTGCTTCCTCCACATAATACTGCGGCAGCTCACCGTGGTTGGGCATTTTCCGCTTTGTGATATGATTCTCACGGTATGACTTTTGCAGCAGAAGGTCTCCGCAGTATTTTTCGTTTTTCAGTATACGGCGAATCGACCACGCAGTCCATATGCCGCCGCCCTTGGTCGGAACGCCCATTGCAAGCAGTTTATTTGCAATTGCATTTTTACCCATACCGCTGAGAAAGTCGTTGAAAATCATTCTTACGATCTCCGCTTCTTCGGGAACAATGATAAGCGTGCCGTCACTGTTGCGTTCATAACCGAGCATGGTAATGCTGCCGAGCCGCCCCTGTTCAAAATCCTTGCGGATACGCCATTTCTGATTTTCACTGGCGGAGTAGCTTTCCTCCTGTGCATATGAGCCTAAGAGTGTCAGCATGAATTCACCGTCAGGGCTGATCGAGTGGATATTCTGCTCCTCGAAATAGACATCCACTCCCAGTTCTTTCAGCTCACGAATAGTCTCCAGCAGCGTGACAGTGTTTCGGGCGAACCTCGAAATCGACTTTGTTATGATAAGGTCGATACGTCCGGCTCTGCATTCGGAGATAAGTTTCTGAAAATTCTCACGATTGTCCTTGGTGCCGGTCAGGGCTTCATCTGCGTACACGCCGCAGAACAGCCATTCGGGATTGTTTTGTATTAAACTGTTGTAGTAGCTGACCTGCGCCGACAGGGAATGGAGCATTGCATCCTTACCACTGGACACTCTGGCGTATGCTGCCGTTCTCAGAAGCTTGACAGTGGGCTTGTTGGGGAACTGAACCCTTTCTACTATGCGGTCATTTTTATCCACACAGCAACACCTCCTTCGCTTACCATGTTACCGCCTATTCGGAGATTAGTCAACGATTTTATGCGGTTTTTAGCGGAATATGCTGCACGAAGATATGCCGTATTTCTGTACCATCTTTGTATCAATTTTGGCGTACTCAGCCTTGGTGATAAGGGACTGACTGAGCAGATAGCGTACCCACGACATAACCCTTTGGTAGCGGTACATTCTATCGAACAACTCACTTTTTGTCATGATATACCTCCTTCGATTTACCGTAGCAGGCACGGGAGCAGAAGATGCGATGCTTGCTTTTGTATGATAAGAATGAAGTTTTGCAAACAGGGCAGATGCGTTCAATTTGAGAATTTCTGGGAATCAGTGTTGAATTCTCAGCCCACCACAATTGGCGGCACTTATCAGAGCAGAACTTCTTTGCTTTGCGATGCTCAGTTTGCGTAATCTCCTTGTGGCATTGTAAGCAGAACAGGATGTTTTTGCTGGACTGATAGCCGGAGTGAATGCCGTGCCGCTTGCAGTAGGATTTGATCGTATTCACAGAAAGTCCGAGCTGCTGTGCAATAGAAGTAATTGGTACTCCTGCGTCACGCATGGAAGCGATTGCTTGTTTTTGCTCATTTGTCATCGCATACCTCCTCACAGATGATAACTTCACAGTATATGAAAAAAGAAGGGCAGAGAAAAATCCCTGCCCCTCATGCAGATGTGGCTTTTACCCAATGTGACATTTCTGTCAAAAATATGAAACCTGTGTGAAAATTAGCACTCTCCCCTTGACAGTGCTAATTCAGAGTGCTATAATATAATCAGAACAAAGGAACAGAGAAGCACCAAAGGATCCGGGTGCTGAACCCTCCGTCCCCTTGCTCGAAGCAATGGAAACAATGTGACGAGTAAAAGGAGGACTGACCTATGTTGTATCCTAGCATTTTCGGTGAAAACTTATTCGATGATTTCTTCAGATTCCCTGACTTCGGCAGAGATGTGGAGAAGAAGCTGTACGGCAAGCACGCTGCGCAGGTCATGAAGACGGATGTCCATGAGCATGATGACCATTATGAGATCGTGATCGATCTGCCGGGCTTCAAGAAGGATCAGATCAATCTGGAACTCCAAAACGGTTACCTGACTGTCAGCGCTGCAAAGGGGCTTGACAAGGCCGAAAAGACCACTGAGGGCAAGCTGATCCGTCAGGAGCGTTACGCCGGTGCAATGCAGAGAAGCTTCTATATCGGTGATACTGTGACGGAAGCTGATGTGAAGGCAAAGTTCGAGGACGGTGTTCTTGACATCTGCGTTCCGAAGGCAGAGCCTAAGAAGCTGGAGAATCACAAGTATATTGCAATTGAGGGATAATATCCCGGTAAGTTGATACACCCCCAAAAAAGCAATGCTCCCCGGAACTGTTCGTTAATGAACGGTTCCGGGGAGTTTTTTTATGCCTTATTCAGTTTACCGCTATACTTCTGACCGTCGACTGTGACCTCGACCGTGATGCCATCCTCTGCCGCAGGTGCAGGCGGATTCGGCGGCACCGGCTCAGCGCCGTAGCCGTTCAGCCCCTTCGCCTTGATGATGGTCGGAAAGTCCTTATAACCGATGTCCAGATCGACATTGCCGTTGATACCATCCACACGTCCCTTCTCGGAATGCTGCCAGATGCCGTAAGCGCCGCCGTAGCTGGTCTGGTTCACCCAGTGCGCCAGCCAGATCGTGTAGCGGCTCTTGATGTCATCCGCCGTATGCGTGGTCAGAGAGGATGCAGAGCCGTACAGACCGACGAAGTATCCCGCCGCCTCCACTCGTTCGAGGAACGCCCGCATGATCGCCGACACCTTCTCCTTGCCGAGGGCAAACTGCTTTTTCTCCTCCACATCATAGTACACAGGGAACTCGAACTGCTTTCCCTTGATGACCGAGAGAAACACATCCGCCTCCAGCCGTGCCTCGTCCTCGCTCATGGCGTAGGAGTACCAGTACGCACCGATCGGGATGCCAGCCGCCTTTGCGCCGGAATAGTTCTGCTCGAAGCGCTCGTCCTTCTGCGAAGCCAGTCTGCCGTAGCCTGCACGAAGAATTGCAAAGTCGATGCCTGCGCTCTTGACACGATTCCAGTCGATGTTGCCGTTGTGTACGCTTACATCAATGCCCTTCATATCCTCGCCTCCAAAATACTTGTAAAAATCATCGGTCACCGTGCTGTTGCCGTGAACTTCATCGCCGTACCACTTGCCGTTCGGACGCACATCGACATGAGTGTACTGATATGCCGCCGTGATGTTGGCGATGCCACGGAAGCCGATATCCTGTGCCTTGCAGCAGACGATCTTACTGCTGATCGGCTGACCGTCCTGCTCGTAGCAGCAAATGTCTGCCGCATTGCCCTTCGTGTGCTGTCCCGTACCGCTGCCGCCGACTGCCCGGTCGTGCATCGAGCAACGGAAGCCGCTGGTCACGATGATCTTGGAACAATCCAGCGCAGCGTAGAGCTGTTCGAGCTTCTCGACAAGCTCATCGGCAAGGAGCGTGTCATGCACCTTGCCGCATTTGCACCGGAACTCCGACACATTGAAATGTGCCGAAAGCTGGGTGGTGGCATTAAAAGGATAGGTCCGGGTCATTTTTTATCGTCCTCCATGTTATCGATCATCTCCTGAATGTTATCGTCAATGTGCTGTGCCCGCTTCTGCAAAACCTCGATTGCCTTCTTAATTGCGGGCGGATATGGGATTCCCATGAGACTGGTGTTCTCGATGATCGAGAGCAGTTCATTGACACAGAATCCGATGCACGTTGCATCACGGATATAGGTCGTGCCGATGAGAATGTCCATGCGGACGGCGACCACCACCATAAGCAGGATGCAGAACTTTTTCGCAAGTCCGACCCAGCCCGCCTTGGAACTGAGCTTGCCGGTCTTACTGTGTTTGCTTCTACCCATTGTTGCGGTGATCAGACCTGTGGTGAAATCGATTCCCATAAAAATGACCAGTGTGATCATGGCAGAATCCCAGCCACCCAGCAAGGCAGCGATGAATCCACCGAACACACCGATCACGGTACAGATATTTTCTTTCATGCCTCCACCTCCTTTACCTTCACGCTGCGGATAATGGGATGCGTGTTGTTGCTCCTGCCCACCCAGCACAGGTAGTACTCACCCGGCTGGATACCGGTGCAGTCGGTCTCCGTGGTGATGAATTTCTGCGTCTGCAACCACTGGAAATCGAGCTGAATGGCTCTGCCGTATTCGATCTCGCTCCGAGCGTACAGCGTGATCGGAACATCGATCTTGCCTCCGGGCGGGTTGATGAGATACAGCATACCGTCCTCCGTTGCGCCAGAATTGTAGCAGAACTGGATCTTGCTGTCCGAGGTCAGCTTGATGCGCTGCTCGACACAGGTCAGAACCTGTGCATCCCAGTTGAAGTCCTCCTGATCGTAGAACAGCGCATAGTCGTTGGTTTCCGCACAGAAATTCGGGAACTGGCTGCGCATATTCGTCAGCGTCCGGAAGCCGCCGTTCACCACGAAGCCGAGAAGAATGCCGTATTTTTCAGGCACATCAGCACCGCACTCAAACAGCACGGTATAGCCGTTGTTTTTCAGTGCATCGATCTGCGCCTGCAGGTCGAGCAAGGTTGCCTGAATGCTGTCGATCTCATTCTCGTTCACACCGATGCGGGCGGAGTTGTTGTCGCATTTGCCTTTGAAAACGGTAAGCTCCGTGGACAGCGCATTGAGCTGTGTTTTCAGCGTGGCAATGCTGTCCCACTCATTGATCTTCGCCTGTGTGATGCTGTTCAGGACGGTCAGATTATGATGCCAGTGCGCCTGCGAGACGACCGGCTCAACGGACTCACGCACCGTCTGGATCTGCTGGGTGACGGAGTCCTCGAACTGCTGGAGACCGCCGAGGTCATCGACCATAGCCTGCGTGATCGCATCAAGCGCCGCCTTGTTTTCATGTGTGTGCGCCGTATTGGAGAAGTTGTTGACAGATTCAAAGAGCGTGTGAATCTGTTCTCTCGTCCAGTCCTCAAACGGCTGAAAGTCCTGCATGGCAGCAATAAGCTCCTCAGTGATCTTATCGAGCGTTCCGGCATTGCCGTGCGTGTGCTTTGCGGTATTCAGCACATCGATGGCAAGGGCAAGCACATAGTTCGCCACAGGATTGCTGCTGTTATCATCAAGGTGTGTATCAATGGCGGTAATGCTGTCCAGCACTGCTTTATTGGTATGCGAATGCAGCTCTCTTGTCAGCGGAATCATCGCTTCACGGATCGACAGTGCCTCTGCTTCAAGTGCCTCGGTAGTAGCGTAGGTTTCCGGCGAGATGCCGGAGAGTTTTTCTTTTTCCTCGGTCGTATACGGCGCAGTTGTGGCATCCAGCACATCAGCATTCTGATGCGTGTGAGTTTTCTGTCGGAGGTTGTCCAGCGCCTCATTCAGTGTCTGAATGTCATACTGCGTGCTGTCCTCGAACTGCTGCAAGCCGGAGAGGTCAGAGAACAGTTCCGGTGTGATGCTGTCGAGCGTTGCCTTATTGTCATGGGTATGCGATTCCTCAGCAACAGGAGCGATCTCACGCTCAATAATGGTCGTGACTTCGGAGGTTTTCGGATACTCCGACATATCCGGTGTGATACCATCCTTGCCATGCAGGGATGCTAGCCACTCCTCCTCGGTGCCGATATAGCCATGCGCCACAGCAATCTCATAGGCACTCTTACCATCCAGACCATGCTCAGCATCCTCGATGCGTTTCAGAAGCTGCGTATACAGATCGGGTGTCGGCGGGATAGGCGGTTCATCACCTTCAAATCCGGATTCCCGGATATTCAGCGTCACAGGAACAGTTGTTGCTCTCACAGTCGTATCCGATGCTGTGTCGTAGCCGTAGATGCCCATTTTCACTGCGCCCACATGAAGTTCTGCTGGCAGATAACAGCTTGTACCGTCAGTGCCCAGAACAATACTATACACCTCATCGCACTGACTAAACTGCACGACCTTGTGAAAGCGCTTCCAGTCGCCGTCAAATGTGAACTTGAACTGCACATACTGGATCTGGTGATCTGCGAGGACTTCTCTTTCGAGAATCTCAATGCTCTGGTTCTTTACAAGGAATTTCCACATTATTCTTCACCAACCTTCCATTCGCCGGTCTCATCGTCATATTCCATATATCCATCAAGGCACTGTACCTTGTCCAGACCATTCATCTCGCCTGCATTGCCGTCCCAGTTACCCTGCTTGGTGACCGCCGCCCAATCCTCCAGACTGCCCTCATAGGTCAGAGTTCTCAGCGGAGTATAGTTGAGGGCATGAGAGCATACTTTTTTCACATTTCTGCTTAGTGTAAGGCTTTGCAATCTGCCGCAACTTACAAAACAGAATCCCGGCAGTTCAGCGCATTCCACTCTTGCAGAAGTCAATGTTTCAGAACTCATAAAAAGATAAGTTCCGAGGGTTGTCAGCGTTGCAGGAAGTGTCACCGTTGTGCCATTAAAGTGTACAAAAGCCTTTTCACCAAGTGTTGTGACGGATGGCGGAATACTCAGCGAAGTAATTCCGCACTGATTGTACATAAAGAATGCCCGGTTACCAATCTCCGTAAGGCTTGTTGGGAAACTTACCGATGCCATGCTGTTGCATCTCTCAAACACGCTGCTGCCAATTGCAGTTATGCCTTCGCTGATAACGAGACTCCTGATATTTTCATTCTCCCAGAAGGGCGATCTTCCAATCTCATAGTCATAGGTCTCTCCAGTGCCGTGCAGCAGGAGCTTGCCGTTTTCGTACAGAACATAGTGGATGTTCTCACCGCAGGAGCCGATCTCCACGATGCCGCCGATGATGTCATCGACCTCCGTCTGGAGTGTATCGACCTTGTTGGTCAGCTCGGCGATCGTGTCATTGTAGCTCTGCATATCTGCTTCAATTTGCGCCAACTGTGCCAGCATATCCGTCACCTTGCATTTGCCGAGGATACAACGGCAATAGCCGCAGACGTTCCTGTCCTCACGGTAGTCGTACCAATCACGCTCAGTGAGAGATTCAGCACCCGGATTCAGGCGCACCGCATACATCAGCAGGCGCACATGGTCTGCATCCTGTGGAATAGACGGAAGCTGCGGACTCTCCGCAGGCGTTCCGGGAAAGAGCTTCAGCGTGACGCTGCGGACGGATTCTGTGGTATCCAGATAGATCGCAATGCCAACATATCTCGGCAGCGACTCGTCCATAAATTCGGAGAGGTCGATGGAATAGCGGGCATCGTTGATGAAATAGTGACCGTTGATCCATGCCTTACCCCTGCCGACTGTGACCTTCAGTCCCGAAGATGCGGCTGTCAGCTTGAAGCAGTCACCATAATTGTCCTGAATGCCGTTGCAGATAATACTGCCGAGATAATCACAAAAATCCTCCGCAGTATAGGTGCGGTCAAGCCCCTTTGAATTAAAAAAACCGCTTGAAAAAGCCATAAAAATCACTCCTTAAATGTCGGTGTCAGGCTTCTGCCGTTCTGGTCAAACGCCTCTATCATGCCGATGAGCTGCACTTTCGGCTGTATCATACCGAAACGCTTATGCTCGACAGTCACATAGTCACCGACGAAATAATCACGGTTGTATACATACTGCGTGGAATTTGCAGCAATCTCCGATTCCGATGCAGTTTTCTGATCAACCAGTTTTTCCGAGCCTCTTGTTTTCAGCAGCGCAATATACTGTTCTTCGGGAATCGGCACAGTCTCGCCCTCGACCTGTTCTTCCTCGGAGATGTCCTTTGCATCCACATATAGCTCATATCGTTCGAGATAGGTAGGCTCAGTATCCACACAATATGTGGTGTTCTTTCGCTCTGCGCCCTCGCCGTGACCGTAGATGTAGGCGAAATTGCGTGTGATAGCGGTATCTGAAGCATAGGAGAAAGACAGCAGATTGCTGTAGGCATCGGAGAAGATGATATGCGGCTCTGTATCCTGCATCAGACTGCGGTCAGTCCCCTCCGATAGGTCAAGCACCATTTTGTAGGTCTCACCAACATCTTTCACAAGTCGGATATTTGCAGTGCCGCCGATCTTCTCACAAATGGTATACACCCATTCCATGAGATTTTCATAGGAAACCTGCAGCGTTGTGGTCTGCTCCCAGCAAGAGCCGGAGACAGTGCCGAGGGATAAGCCCGGAATGCGGCGGTTATCATTGAGAAGCGTATTCTGCCGAACAATATCATGCACAATTTCGCTGTATGCCTTCTGTGCCGTAACATTGTATGTCGGGTGAATGATGCGGCGCTCTAACAGGCACATGAGGAAACGTCCTCGCACGGTCAGATAATCGCCATTTTCGGCATCCGTGTCGATCTGCACCGATTCAATCATGCCGAAATGCTGACTGTCATCATCTCTGCCTACAATTCTGCCTGTCTGGAAAATCGCAAGGTTCTCCGGGTTGGCTGCAATATACACCTCAAAGCTGCCGCACTGGTAGTATTCGATATCCCATAACAGCGAGGAGAAGCTGTCACACACTGCTTCGAGGGTGATCGTCAGGCTGTCCGCTTCAGCGTCCATTCTGTAAACTTCAATCTGCATATATCACACTCCAAGATAAGCATTTGTGTGTACGATCGTCACTTTCAGATTTTGAAGACCTGTGCCGCGCAGATAAAAGCGGTTCTTGCCCTCACGCAGCGTCAGCCATGTTGAGCCGGAAACAAGGCGATTGATGATGTTGGTTTTAACTCCGCCACGGTCAAGCGTGACCGTTTTATGACCAGTCTTTGTGGTGACGGTAATGATATCTCCGGCGAGAATATCCCCGGTTATCTGTAAATACTCGTCCGTATCGGCATTGTAGAGCGTGGGAGAACGTGCATCGGCGATCGCCTCCATCTCCAGTGTGAAGCCGGTCTCGTCACCGTCATTGACAATGGTCATCATGTTCTGCGTGTTGTATTTGCCGAGAATAAACGGCTCCGGATTGCTCTCCGTCGGGAACGGAAATGTGAATGCACCTGTGATCTGCGAATAATAAGCCATGACGGATTCCGTGGAGTACCAGTAGATGTCAGGACACAGGATAGAGATCTGTCCCGTGACAAGCTGCTCAAAGTTGCTGAGCTCACAGGTTTCCACATAACCCTCAGTGAAAACATCTATGCCTGCTGTCTTGTAGTAGACCTTGACATATCTGCTTGGTTTCACCACCTTGTATAACTGATGACGGCGCTTTTCTACGCCCACACCTCGCATCTCAAAATGAATGACCACATTCCGCTTTTCAATGAAGGCGTTGTTGAGGTAGCTGCCGTCCATACCTGCGTAGGAGGAGGTGCTGATCGTTCCGGGCGGCGGGGAAAGCCCCTCGATCTTTGAGGTCATATACTGGTTTGCGGTTGCCGTCATGTCGATCTGGTCTCCGGCGGAGTTTTCTAAGATTAGGCTGAAAAACATATCATCATCTCCTTCTTTTTGTGTTTTTATACTATACAAAGCTAAATAACGTGTACGCATTGTCAAACCGTTAGAGACACAATCTTTGCGCTTTGCACAATATTATATTGACTTCTTCCTGCGTATATGGTACACTAAAGACATAGTATACATTTTACGCAGAGAACTCTTAATATAAGGAGGAATCATTATGACAAAAAAAGAAGATCCTGTGCTGACACAGGAAGAAATCCGTGAATTTGTCGTTCAGTATCTCAGCAGCACAGAAGAAAAAAGCAATGCACAAATCAAGCGCTTTTTCAAGTATCTTTCCGAAGAACACGATGTCTTTGAAGCATTGCTGCGTGAAGGATTCATTGCAGATTGCCCGTTGAGCAAATCATGGCTGGAAACAATTTCAGGCTCACTTTACAAGGTTGGACGCTGCAAGGATTTTGCACTTCAGGAAGCAAGAAGGCTTGCAGACGGACTCATTTTTATTGACAAGAAAGGCCGTGAAGAGCTCCGCAATCGTGGTGTGAATCATATGCCGGAGTGGAGCGAGGAGGATGAAGAACATCTGCGCAAATGGCTTGCTTGCGAATGTGATGACCTGCCGGAAACAATTCCACTGACAGCTATTCAACAAGTGCATTACTGCGGCGACCCGGAGGAAAACCATTTTGCAGCACTTTCGGTAGTGTGTGATTTTCCGCTGAGATATGCCGCCTACACATTTTACCGTGGCGTCGTAATGGAGTTTAAATGGCCACTGCGTGCACTGATCCTCTACCGGGAGGAAGGCTATGCGGATACTGCGGTTGATAAGATGCGAGAAATGTTCTCTACACTGTTTCATCAGACTGCGGAAGAAATCGACATCAACATCATGCTGGGCTTCGCAGCCGTATATTGCAGCGGCGATAAAAAGAAACTGGAGACCGCCTTTTATCAGAAATACATAGAACAGTGGATGGCAGAAGATCGTGACAGATTCATCGGATATATTCGTGAGCACATGAATAGCGATTTCCGCAGCAAAGTGCTAAAAAAACTGACAGGATCCGGTCGAGCATAATCCTCCACCATTCTGAATCTCAATGAGAATAACCGTATAACATATTCACACATTCAGCGCATTGCGTGTCATACGATAAATCTCAAGCCGTGACAGTGATTTCGGGCTATTATTGGTCTGATTCACTGTGCGGCTGTTGTCGTTGTTATAGTTGTTGATGACGGTACCGCCTGCACTGCCTGTCAGCATTGCACCCGAAATGCCGTCCAGTTTCATTTCAAGCCCGGACTGCATGGAGAGCTGCATTGCGCCCGACACGCTTTCGACTGCCTTTTCGACATACTTCTTGCTCTTGTTGATACCCTGTGCCAGCCCCTTCATGAAGTCTGGCATCCACTCATTCACGGTGGTCAGGGGGCCTTTTTCCGGCACGGAGAAGTGCAGGTACTCCCAGATCGCATTCGCCACGTCAGCAACGGCGTTCACCACATCCGCATACAGATAGCGGATACCGTTGACGAGGTTCTGAATGAGGTCACGCCCCCAAGACCAAGAGCTGTTGACTTTGTCCATGACAGCATCATAGACCGCACCCATGACGTTGTTGACAGCATCACGAACACCGCCGAGCCTGTCACCGATACCGTTTTTGATGTTATCCCAGATAGACAGCACTGCATCCTTTACCTGATTCATCGGGTTTCTCACGATATCCGGCATAGCGTTCCAGACAGACTGCACCACGGTTCTGATCGCACTCAGCACATCATTCACAACGTCCTTCGCTGCGCCCCATGTTGTCGAGATCACATTTTTGATGTCAAGCTGCCCCGTGTTGATGAGCGTTTTCATTGCTGTCCAGACCGCCGTCACGATCTTTTTGATGCCGTTCAGAGCAGTTTCAACAACTGTCGCCGCCGCTTTCCACGTTGTGGTGATGACCGCTTTGATATTCTCAAGCGCCGTTTTGATCGTAGAAACGATATTTTTCCAGCCAGAAGTAACACCGCTGCTGATCTGGTTCATCACCGTATCAATGGTCTTTTTTGCGCCGTCCCAGATCGTTTTGATGTTCGAGAACACCTGATCCATAAACCCGGAAGTGATATTCACAATGCCGTCCAGCGCCTTGGTGATGATATTCTTGACAGTCTCGGTCACGCCGTTGGCGAAATTGGTCAGCGTATCGGTCACAACACTTGCGTTGGCATTGATACCGTCCGCAAGTCCGTTCATAAAGTCCGGCATCCAGCTCTCAAAATCGGTCAGAGGTCCCTCATCCGGTACGGAGAAGTGCAGGAAGGAACGGATCTTGTCAGCCACACCCTTGACTGCATCTGCAACGGCATTGATCTTGCTTTTGATACCGCTGACGATATTGTTTATAATATCTGCGCCCCAGCTTGCCGCCTGCGATGCAAGATTTTTGATGAAGCTGACGGCAGCATTGAAGCCGTTTACGATGGTGTCCTTGATCGCCGTGATCTTCTGCGTCACGGCATTTTTCACGCTGTCCCAAATCGTGGAAACCGTTGTTTTTATGGTGTTCATGACAGTGCTGACTGTATTTTTGATGCTGTTCCAGATATTTGCGACTGTCGCAAAAATTGTGTTCAGAATGCCGCTGATAAATCCGCTGACAGCATTCCAAATACTGCTCACCACGGAATAAATGGCATTCAGCACAGCAGAAATGTGTGCGCTGATGCTGTTCCAGATGCTGGAGATCACCGACCAGATCGCATTCAGCACAGACGAAATGAAGCCGGATACAGCGTTCCACACCGTCATAATGACATTGTAGATCACATCCAGCACTGTGGAAACGGTCGTGCTGATCGCATTCCAGATGGTCTGGAAGAAGTCCCGGATACCCTCCAAAATCGGAGTTAGAAAAGCCACAATTGCATTCCAGATCGCTGTAATCTTCTCGTGTACCCAGTCCATCGCCCTGCCGATCAAGATCTGAATTGCCTCGAAGATCGTCTCAAACAGGTAGCGGAAAGCGTCCAGCAGCGGAGAAATAATGTCATAGATCGTCTGCCATACAGTCGTAATGACCGACCAGATTGCATTCAGCACCGTGCTGATCGTTGTATAAATGGCGTTCCAGACCGTGGAGATGACAAAGCGGATCAGCTCGATCTTCTCCGAAACGGAGTTGTAGATCGCCGTCCAGATACCCACAAAAAAGTCCTTGATGGCAGTCCAGACGTTCGTGAAAAAGGTCTTGATGCCGTTCAGCACACCGGAAATAAAGCCGGTGATGCTGTTCCAGATATTCACGAAAAATGTCTTGATGTTCGTCCAAACATCGCTCCAGAATGCCGTCACCTCTTCGAGGTTTGTGCCGAAGATGTTACACAGCAGTTCCATGACACCGCCCAGTGCCGAAACGATTGCATCCCAGATGCCAGAAAAAATTTCCTTGATGCCAGTCCACGCCTTGTCCCAGTCACCGGTGAAAATGCCGATAAATACATCGACAATGCCGAGAATGATATCGACCACCGCCGACAGCACATCTGCGATGATCTTGAACGTGGTTTCAAAGACGGGAGCGAGATAATTGCACAGTCCCTCCCACACCGCATGGATGACCTCACCAATATTTTTGAAATCAAAGCCCAGACCGTTGAGCCTGTCCACGATGCCGGAGGTCAGCTTCTCGAATGCGCCCTTGATCTGCTCCCAGATCGCCGTGATCTTGTTTCGGAAATCCTCATTCGTATCCCACAGGTGCTTGAAAGCGGCGATCAGCACAGCGATAATTGCTACAACAGCAACGACCGGCGCGCTGATTCCGCCGATTGCCGCGCCGAGTTTTGCAAATACCGCCTTACAGCTTGCAATAATCTGCGGCATATTGGAGATGAGCTGCATCAGCTTGCCGACCGTAGCGATGGTTTTACCGACAGCAACCAGTAACGGACCAATTGCCGCCGCTACCAGTGCGATTTTCAAAATGGTCTCTTTTGTTGCCGGAGACAGTGCATTCAGCTTATCCACAAATGCCTGAATCTTGCTGACGATCGCACGAATGGTCGGCATGAGCAGGTCTCCGAAACTGATCGCAAGCTCCTGGAGCTGCGACTTCAAAATGGTGAGCTGACCGCTGAGATTATCCTGCATGGTCTCCGCCATATTCTGCGCAGTACCCTCGCAGCCGTAGATCGCATCAGTCAGCTTGTTGTAGTCCTCCTCGGTCGCGTTGATGATCGCCATCATGCCGGAGAGGTTCTGTTTGCCGAAAATGATCGCCGCATTTTTGAGCTGTTCCGCCTGCGTCAGACCTTCCTCCGTCGATTCCAATTCGGCGATGATGTCATCATATTCACGCAGATTGCCCTCGCTGTCCACGAGGTCAACATTCACCGCCCCAAGATTCTGACGCAGAATGTTCATGATCTCTCCGAGCGATTTCATGTTGCCATACTCGTCCACAAAAGCAGACTGCCCGGTGCTAACGGTTTCAATTGTGCCTTGCTGCGCTTTTGTCAGTTCCTCTTGCGCAGCGGTCAGCGCGTTTTCGACCTTTTGCAGACTCAGCATTTTGGTCTGTGCCTGCGAGGACTCTGCGCCGTATTTTGCTACAGCGTCGTTGTATGCGATCTGCGCTTTCTGCACGTCGATGGTCTTGCTTTCGACCTTTGCCATTGCCTTGTCAACTTCCGCCTGGTCGATCACATTGACGGTTTCTGTTGTGATAAGGCCGAGGTTTTCCATTGCCGCTGCCTGTTTATCGGTCGGCTTTACAAGATTGACGAGGGCATTTTTCAGCGAGTTACCGGCCTGAGAGCCCTTGATACCGCTGTTCGCCATGAGTCCCAGCGCAATAGACAGGTCTTCCGCAGATGCTCCCATCGCACCCGCCACAGGCGCAACAAACTTGAACGATTCGCCCATGAGTGACACATTGGTATTAGCATTACTCGATGCCGCTGCCAGAATATCTGCGAAATGCGCCGAATCCTCTGCACTCATGCCGAGTGCAGTCAGCGCATCCGTGACGATATCCGATGTAGTCGCCAAGTCCTCGCCAGAAGCGGCGGCAAGGTTCATGATGCCCTCAACACCGTCGAGCATATCCGTTGTTTTCCAACCTGCCATCGCCATGTAATTCATGGCATCGGCGGCTTCGGATGCGGAAAACTTCGTCTGCGATCCCATTTCACGGGCTTTTGCACGAAGCTCCTCCAAGTCCTCGCCAGTTGCGCCGGACACAGCGGAGACCTTGCTCATGGAGGCATCAAAATCTGCCGTGGTCTTGACCGCAGCAGTACCCAGTCCGAGAATCGGGGCGGTCACATATTTAGTCAGGTTGGTGCCGACACCTGCGATCTTATCGCCGACCTTTTCCATTGTTTCGCCGGCTTCACCGATCTTCACAAGTGCCGTGCGGGAGTTGTCCGCCTCACGCTGCAGGTTCTGAAGCTCCTGCTCTGTTTCGATGATCTCACGCTGCAGGGAATCATACTGCTCCGGCGAGATCGGATGCCCGAACTCATCAGACACATCCTTAGCCTGCTGTTTCAGCCCGGACAGCTCATCGGTGGTCTCCTTGATCTCCCTTTGCAATGCATCGTATTTCTCCTGCGAAATTTCGCCCTTGGCAAGCTGTTCATCGGCAGTTTTTGCCTGTTCTTTCAGGTCAGCGAGTTTAGTCTCCGTCTCGGTGATCTTCTGCTTCAGCGGATCATATTTTGCTTTCCACGCATCATAGTTATCCTTTGTTTTGGCGGCTTCCTCGCTGGCTTTTTTCAGCGTTTCGAGCTTGTCACTGGTCGATGATACGGCATCGGCAAGCAAGCGCTGTTTCTGCGACAGCAGTTCCGTATTCGTCGGATCGAGCTTCAGCAGCTTTTCTACATCTTTTAGCTGTGACTGTGTGCTGCGGATGTTTTTATTGACACCTTCCAGCGCCTTCGACAGCTTAGTGGTATCGCCGCCGATCTCAACGGTGATACCCTTGATTCTGTTTGCCATGCGATCTCACCTCCCATTTTTCAGTTGACTTTTTCAGAGATATACATTATAATAGTTATAGCCCCTGCCGGGTAATGCAACCACCTCTGTGTTCCGGTAGGGGCTTTACTATGAAATACTGTACTTGTAGGTGAATATAAATGAAAGTAGAAGTAATCGGACAGCAGATCCCTCAGCAGGAAATTGACGCATATATCGCTCGTGCAAAGGAGCTATATCCTAATAAGATCATCAATAAAATGACGATCACACCGGACGGCGACTTTGTAGACCTGAAATATGAGTTTGCAGATATCCCGTTTGACCGGGTGCGCCGCATCACGGGCTACCTCGTCGGCTCTCTCGACCGTTTTAACGATGGAAAAAGAGCCGAGGTAGAGGATAGAGTGACACACGGAGTGCATTAAAAGGCATCCATCTGCGCCTGAGTTGCCTTATAGGGGTAATCATAGTCGTCATTATCCTTTTCAATGAACATTTCGTTGACCATCCCGATGGTGAGCAGATCGAGGTCGGATAAACTCAGCCCGATCTGCACACATCGGAGAAGGAACAGCGGCGTTGTCATCTCGCGGTCAACTGGGCGAGATTTTTTTTTGACTCTGCCTGCGTCTCCAGGTTCACGCCCCACAGTTCAAAGAGCTGCGGCAGCACCTCGTAGATGGAGAAGGTGTTGAACTGCTCCAGCCACTCGTCAGGGCTGTCCGGAACGCCTTCCGGATCGGCGTGCTTTGCCATTGTCCAGGCGATGTTCTCAAAAACCTCAAGGCTCTCGATGCCGAGACCGGAATTCTCCTCATCGCTCTCATCCACGGAATCCTTCAGGGCGGCGAAATCCTTGAAGATATCCTTGCGGAACTTGGCGCGGTAAAGGCGAGGCAGGGTTGCACTCGCCTTGAAAGGAACCTCGATACCGTCAACAGTGATCGTTTTCTTGATAGCCATATTCTTACCTCCGGTCAGTCAGTGGTGGATGTCTTGGTGGTGCTTGCGGTCTTGGTGCCGGTGCTGTTGGTGGTCGCCGCCGTGGGGATATACACGGAGTTGTACCAGTTGTTGTAGGTGGTCTCGTCCGTGCTCTCGCAGGTCTTGGACTTGACCAGACCGGACGGGAGCGCCGATGCCTTCAGCGACAGCGTTTCGGTCTTGACCTCCTTGCTCTCCTCGGTGGTCTGACCTTCGGTCGCAGGACGGGAAGCAGAGCAGCAGTACAGCACATGACGGATGTGGTTCTTGTCGCCGTCGAACTCAAAAAGCAGCGCGAACTGCGAGGTCTCCGCATCGTTGCGCTCAACGAGAACGCCCTTGCTGTCGAGCTGTTCGCCAAGGATCGCCGTTGCGAAATCGGTGGTGATGAGTGCCACCTCGAGGTCGCCCTCGTAGCCGGCATTGTTGTTGATGACGTAGTAAACGGTATTGTCGGCGTAGAAATTGTCGTTCTCGCCGTTGGCATCGATGCTCAGGGAGACCGCACCGGGCAGGCGCACAGGCGTTGCAAATGTCGGAACGCCGTCGTCCGACCATGCCGTGATCTTCGCCCAGTGGACCTTGTTCAGACCGAACTTGACCTTGTTCTTCTTCAGAGCCATATTCATACCTCCATTGTATAAAGGACTTCATAGAGCTTTTCGGACTCTATCCATACCTCAGATTTTGTGTAGTAGATGTTATAATGCAGGAGAACTTCCTCCACTCGCTGTTCCGTATCCGGCGACTTTTCATCTGTATAAAGCTCGATGTGCAGTTCTTTGAAGCTGTGATACATTAGATTATCTGCGGAAAATGTGTCCTCGCCGGGAGACAGGAACAATGTGAAGGGAGGCTCCGGGCTTTCACCCTCTGCGAAATGGTGATACGCAAAGGGCATCCCGATCTCCTGCATCATTTCGTTGATCTCTTCGTAGGTCACGATAACTCCTTTTTGATGAGCGTTTCGAGCATATCTGCACCGTTTGCCTCAGCAGGAGCGATATGCGGGATAGCCGCCACACGACCGCCTCCGCGCTTTGCATGACCGTGTTCGAGCAGATGCGCGATCTGGTAGCGGTCTTTGCTGTGGACAGTCATCTCCAGCGTGTGGCTGTTTTCTTTTGTCTTCTTCGCCGTCCAGCTACGTTTGTAGCGGCCTGACTTCACAGGAGCGTTTGCAGAGATCTCATTCTTGACGGCGGTCGCAGTCTTGCGGACTGCCTTTTTCATTGCTGTATCCGCAAGCTCTGCGTACTCCGACAAGCCCTCCATGATCTCCGCAGCCATATCGTCAATAGATGTCATCCTTTGATCCCGCCCTTCGTGATTCGCAGATCAGCTTCATATAGTCCTGCGCTTGATAATTCGGAACAATGCCCTTGATGTCGTAGTCGATACCGTCAAAACGGATCTTGTACGCAGTCGATGCCATGCGCTTTGTCTGCGGAGTCTGCCGGATAATGACCTCGATCTTCTGTATCTCTCTGGTCACGCCGGTATTGGTCTCCTCAGTAGCACCGCCCACAGTATTGGATACCGTCACAGAAGCCCAGAGGGAGAACACCTCCTCACACCGGGCCTTGTGATTTCCGATCGCATCTTTTTTGACATGGTTTTCGAGCACGGCGATGCGCTGATTCAGTTTCCCGATCTCCATCAGACGATGCCCTCCCTCTGTGCGAATAACAGCGCACGCAATGTCAAGGTGAGTGCATGATAATCAGCAGTATTGCGGTTCTCATAGAGGTACGAAACAGTATACAGCATAGCCTGCCGGGAGGTTTCCTCATTTTCCGCTAACTGCTTTTCATTCATTCTGCCCACATCCATCACGAGCCGCTGTGCCGTATCGATCAGAGTGAGGATGAGCTTGTCATCCTCACAGTGGTCAACACGGAGGTAGTTTTTTGTTTCAGGCAGTGAGATCAGATTCATTGATCTGCCCTCCGTTTTTATCAGCCATTGCCGCCTGTGTTACCGCCGGTCGTGCCGCCGCCCGTGGTGTTGGACTTGGTACCTGCCATCTTGAGGACCTTCACAGACTCCGGCAGGATGAGACGACCGTCCACACGCTGCGTGGTAAGGAAGCCGACCTGATCTGTGCGGGCATACAGCTCGTTCAGACGGCGGAAGGTGCGGTTCTGACGGTCAGCGACCCAATAATTCTTCATGTCACCGAAGAGAAGAACACGCTCGCCCTTGGCGATACCGGGCATGAAGGAGGAAGTGCGGATGGGGCGACCGAGCAGCGTATCCGGCTTTGCGATATCGAGAGACGGCTTCCAGAGGTAGTTGTCGTTCTTGTCCTTCAGCTTCATAAGCTGAAGCAGGATGGTCTCGTTGCAGACGAACTGTGCGTTTCTGCGGTAGGGAGACTTCAGGCTGTAGTAGAGATCAAAGATCTCATCGAAGGTGATCGCAGTCTGAGATGCTGCAGTCACGCCCAGCTCTGCACCGCCGGTCTCATCGAGGATACCGAGAGGCTTCTTGTCGCCGTCACCAGTGAAGAACGCACGCTCCTCGGCATTGCCCATCGCCACACCGAAACGTGCAGCGATATACGATGCGAGGTCGAAGGCGGAGTCGTGCAGAAGCTCGTTGCTGATCTTGATCATTGTACCGAGCTTGTATGCGGAGAGGGTCGTCTGACCGAAACGGGTATCGGTCTCCGGGATCTCCTCACCCTCATCGATCCACTGCGCCTCCATCGTATCGTTGGCAATCGGGATCTTACGGGTACCGCTGTTTGTCTTGATGACCGTTGCCATCTGGCGGAAGATGTTGTTCTCTTCCAGTGCCTGAATCAGTCTGCGCTCGAACTCGTCCGGCACAGTGTAGCCGCCCTCGGTATCCTCGCCGACAGAGAGCGCATTGCGGACTGCAAGCTGATCGCCCTTGTTGCGAATCATATCCCAGAAGGCGGACTTGTACTCGTCGGTTGCGGTCGGGTTGGTGGGCGGCGTATTCTTTGTGCCGGGAGCGTTGGTGACAGGCTTGCTGGTCGGTGCAGAGAGTGCGGCATCAAGGGCTGCCTGCTGCTCGAGACGCTCGATCTCGGCACCGAGTGCCTGCACTTCACCTGCCATCTTGTTGTACTGCTCCACTGCGGAAGCCTCAACAAGACCGTTCTCACCACGGTGCTTTTCAAGAAATGCCTTAGTCTGCTCCCACAGGGTATTGCGCTTGCTGCGAAGTTCCATGATCTTGCTCATATCTTTTTCTCCATTTCTCCGGAGGTAAAACTCCGGCGGTCATAATAATACAGCCTGCTTGTGAGATGTGTCTTATCTCATGAAAGCAAGCTGCTGTTTCAGAATTTCATACGGCATCGAGCCGTCTGCTGTTTTGCCGTCCATGCCGATCACAGGCATATCCGGCACAGTAACTGTCGGTGCGGTCAGCCCTTCCTCGGAAGGTTTCGGTGCATCAGTTTTGTCATCGGGAGTGTCGTTCGTGTCGGCTTTGTCTGCGGTTGCAGTGATCTTTCCCAGAATGGTCTGTCCCATGACACGGGTACTGTACTCCCAAAGGGCATCGCCGGTGTCCAGCTTGAACGGCTTCTTTTCGGTCTCTTTCTTTTCATCGCCCTCATCGTCATCACCTTCCTGATCGGGCTTCTCAGGCTCGTCCGGATCGTCAGGTTCATCCTCCTTCTTGTCCGGCTCGGGATTTTTCTCGTCAAACAGGATCACATCGGCAAAGCCAAGCTCCACAGCCTTTTTCGCATTGATCCAAGTCTCATCGCTCATGAGCTTGCTGATACGGTTATGGGAAAGCCCGGTTTTCGCCATATATGCGTTGATAATGGACTCCTTGACTTCGTTGAGTGTGGCGATAGCCTTCTCCATATCACGCGCATTTCCCATTGCAATTGTGCTGGGATCATGGATCATGAGGAGGGCAGTCGGAGACATCTCCACGGTATCGCCCGCCATTGCGATCACACTTGCCGCCGATGCAGCGATGCTTGCGATGCGCACAGTGACATTGTGCGGATAATCGCGGATCATCGTGTAAATCTCGGCTGCGGCGAACACATTGCCACCGGGCGAGTTGATCCATAGCGTGATATCACCGTCTTCGGTGTACAGCTCATCGCGGAAGTCCTGCGGCGTAATTTCATCCCCCCAGAAGCTCTCCGAGTCGATAGGCCCTTCGAGGCGCAGCACTCTGCCGCCGCTGTCATCGTGGATATAGTCCCAGAATTTCGGCATTTACATCCCTCCGTTTCGTACTTTCTTCCTGCGTTTCTTACGCAGGAAACGGTCATCAGTTTCTTCTTCCGGTGTATTTTCTGTAACTGTCTGCTCCTCGGTGTCATCTTCCTCCGGCTCGTCAAGGTCGTATGCGGCACCTGCATCTTGCAGCTTATTGTAGCTGCCATTGAGGTAGTAGTCGTTGCCGCCCTGATCGTCCGGAATCAAGTCCATATTTTCAAGACGGCGCACATCGTTAGGCGACATAAAGCCGTTACCAACACCGATAGCATAGGCGTTCATACGAGACTGGTAATCGCCCCTCATCAAACCGTCCACGTTGAATTTCGGAAAATACACATCCTGTTCCCCTTCGAGCAGAAGGTCTTTCATGATGCCTTTTTCAATACGGATGATCCACGGCATGAGACTGTATTGCACGAATGCAATGCCCTGATGCTCAATATTATTGAAGGTGCTGCGTTTCAGGTCTTGTACCAGATGCGGCGGCACCTGAAACATACGGCAAATTTCTTCCACATCGAACTCGCGGGTAGATAAGAACTGCGAGTCCTCCGGCGGCAGCGATATCGGCTTATACTGCATTCCTTCTTCGAGGACTGCGATGCGGTGGGCGTTTCTTGCGCCGCCGTATGCCTTTGTCCAGTTGTCTCTGATTTTCTGTGGATCTTTCAGCACGCCCGGATGCTCGAGTACACCGGCAGGCTGTGCGCCGTTTTTGAAGAAGGCACTGCCGTATCGTTCGACTGCCATCACCGAGCCGAGTGCATTTTTCATCATTGCGATAGGGCTGAATCCGACCAGTCCGTTGAACCCCAGACCTGCAATAAAAAGTCAATAGTCAAACCGAATGTTTCACAAAACTTTCACAATAGAAAAAATAGGTACGACAATAAGACCGCCGAAGCAGTCTGAAAAATAAAATTCAATTGAAA